CCCGCTGTTACACAGTAGGGAGAGACTAACCAGGACAAACCTTCCTCGAATGGGAAGATTAACCCTGGTTCCGCTTCGGTGGCCAGATCCTTCCTCTCGGGTAAGATATCGATCTCCCGTCGGGAAGCCTAATGTAAATTAGGGCATCCTATCGATTCTAGAATTAATATGGTAAGAATTTTACAACTCTTCCAGTTAACTCTAAAAACGATTGGCTGGATTCAAAGAGTTTTCACACTCAATGAAATCCGACCTATCGGGGAGTTTCGGTACCTCACTGAAGCTCTTCTCCGTGTAGGAAATACACGGGGACTCTACTTCTTAATAGAATATATTAAGAATGTTCGAGTTGCTCTGCTACTCCACCTTTCAGGGGAGTATCCGAGTAAGAGAGTTCAGGGGGTTCGTGTAACCCATGATGGTGTACCCTTAGTTCTGGGTCCCTTGATTAAATATTGTCGTAGAGGACATTCCCCAGTTATTCTGCGGATTGTCAATACGATTTTATTTAGTACAAGGGCCCTTAATCTAGGAAAAGAGCCTGATATTTCTCCAATTGTTGGTCCTGCCTTAAGTGACAGATTGCCAACTTGGGGAAAATCAGTCTCTCTTTTCTGGAAAGAACTAGGATACAGACCTTTCAAGGGTCATACTCCGGGTAGCTTAAGATTTAAGCAGTACCACTTTACGTCGAAGAGCGGACCTAACGGTCATGCTCTTTGGACGTCCCTCGCCGATCTTTATATGATTCCACCAGAAATGATGGACCACATTCGGATCGTTGGGGGCCCTAAATTATCCATGTACATGGATAACTTACTGAAAGCGGTTTCCTTCTTAAGTCTTTTACTACCGTCTAAGGGACAATCCTTAAGGAAACTTTCTTGGTTCCCTGATAAGGAATTGAAGGTTCGGGTTATTGCAATTGGTGACTATTGGTCACAGATTGCTCTAAAACCTCTCCATCATTACCTTTTCAGGGTTCTCAAGAAGATTCCTCAGGATTGTACCTTTGACCAGTCATCCTTCAAGGACAAAGTAAGTACTTGGACAGAATTCTACAGTATCGATCTTTCGAACGCTACTGATAGATTTCCTATCCAAACTATTTACGATGTTCTTGTTGGTCATCTCCCAGAAGAATACTGTCAATCATGGAAATGGTTGATAGTAGGAATACCATTTGATTTTCAAGGTAATAAGATTTCTTATACCGTTGGAAATCCTATGGGATTCTATTCTTCTTGGGCTTCTTTCACAGTAGCCCACCACTTTGTGATGTTCTACTGTTGTCAAGAGCTGAAAATCTCTTGGAAAGAAGCGAAATATGTTATTCTAGGTGATGATGTCCTTATCGGAGATCTTTCACTTAAGAATAAATACGTCGAGATGATGACCCGGTTAGGGGTTACTTTCTCACCCCTAAAGACTCACGAATCGTTTACTCTTTTCGAGTTTGCGAAACGTTTGTTCTTTAAGGGGCAAGAAGTTACCCCTTTCCCTATCTCTTCTCTAAAAGAAGTTAGTAAAAGATATTATCTTTTAGTTAATCTTCTTGCAGAACAAGAGGTGAGAGGGTGGATTCCGGTCGAAGGGATCCCTCAGGCTATTGGTCAGTTCTATAAACTAGTATCTCAAAAGAATAGCAAATTTTCAGCTAAACTTCGAGATAAAAGTTATTTCAGCGACCTTATTATGAAAGTAATAAGGGGTACCATAGCAGCCGACAAGGCGTTGAACACCTTAATCGGGTACTTTGGCTACCAGATTCGACAGTTAACAGAGCAAGAATCCCTTGGGATTCTTAGCAATGTTGCTGTTGAATCCTTTGCTGAATCTAATCCTGCTAATGCTAAGGGTGGAGGTTATCCTCTAGGTAAACTAGCGGAAGACCTCGTCCTAGCTATAACAGGAGTAGAAGAACCAACCATGTTGGAGCACCTTATTTCTATTACTCATATGGTTCCCCATTTAGCCGTTTACGGTCTAATTGAGGAGTCATATATTAATATAAGTAAGGAAGCCTTCCGTATTGATACGGTTGGAGGCGGAGATTGGCCATTGTTACTTGTAACAATAGCCCTTCCCCTTGATGATAGAGTCTTTGTACAAAGACAAAGTCATCTTGTCTCCAAGGCTTCAGCC